TCCAGGCAGGGCTTGATCAATTTTGTCTATGGTATCGTCTAGGGTTTGCAGTTGTGCGCGGAAATCTTCCACAGGTGGTGACGCAGGCTCCACAGTTTTTTCTGCCGTGGGCAAATCAAACAATTCTTCTAATTTCTTAGTCATGCCCTATTTATGGGTTAAGACCGGCCGTTGTGAAACATATCGTTCTCAGTAATGACTCTAAAAGTCAAGCCGTTGTTTCTAGCCCACTTGGTGGCCGCATCCCATTTACTGTAATTAATTGCCACAATGGCACGATCTTTGTTGCTCATTTTTGATTCAATCACACTCTGTTTTTTGGGTTTGATTTCAATCAATTCCGCTCGCACGGTGTTGTTGCGTGTGCGATAAGTGATTAGGAAGTCTGGAATGTACTGTGTCATCTTGCCCGTAAGTGGATGACGATAAGGAATAGCGATGCTTTCACTGGCCCATTGCAACACATTGTCATTGGTATCACAAAACTTCATAAAACTCAGTTCCCAACCAGATCTATAACGAGGTGTGCCGTTGCCCACGTACTTGGCACGGTTGATCACAGTGTAAGGACCTTGTGCCCAGTGACTCATTGCAGTACGTTTCTGGCCTGATAAAAGTTGGGAGTCACAACACTGCCCACGCCCAGCAAGGTGGCTCGACTGCGGATACTGTTGAGATAGTAGGCCAGGCTGGCGCTGAGTTCCACACCATTTTGACCTTGAAATTCTTTCAACAGTGTCAGCGCAGGAATACCTGTGTTTTGTGCCACTCTAAACAGGCTCATGGTAAAATTACCTGCAGCCTGGCGAGTGGTCATTACACTCAAAAAATAACTGTGAACCACATCGTATTCGTTGGCTGGAACATCTACTTCATAACTATAGAATTGGTCAAACAATCTAACTGTGAGATCTTTGTTGGGATTGGTATAATTTACAGTGCTCATAATTTAAAACAGTTTGTTTCCTGCGTTGTCTACACCTCGACCAATAGGCGGTGCAGTCTGTGGCGCAGTCTTGGGTGTGGGAAACAACCAACCATTGGCTTTGTTGGCCACTTGTCGTGTGGCACCTGGCAGGCCTTGTTTGAGAGTTTCGGTGCCCAAGGCCACTGCTTCACTTGCTGCAATACTGCCAAGATTTTTGCCTTTGAATGTTCGGCTGAGTCTAGCAGCTTTTTGTGCAGCACCAATGTAACCCAGCACTGATTGACTTTGTAGATCACCAATTATACCGGCACCTGCATCCAACAAACCACCTTGACCAAACACTGTGGCGTTGGCACCAGGTCTGGCAATGGGACTCACAGTTTTGTCATAGTGTGCATCTGTGGCAAAACCTTGTACGTTGGGATCACCACCTGACTGTGCTCGACCCAAGGCACCTGAGTAAAATTTCACAGTTTCATATGCAATAGTCATGTTGTTTTGCATGATACCAGCACCTTGAGTGTAGTCATATTGATCGCCTCCCCAGGAAGTAATCAAGGGATTGATCAGCACGTACTCGGCAAACTTGCGTTGGTCCATGCCGTAAATTCTGATGTCACGAAAGAACGGAGGTTTGCCTGTGGTACCAGCAGTAGATCCGTCGTTGAATGCTTCGCCAATGAATCCCCAGTCGTTGACATTGCCCACACGTTCATTGGCATAGATGTCTCTGGCATTGTAACCAAAGCCGGCTTGTCGCAATGAACTGACGCCGTTAGTGCCGTTGGTATTGTTGGGTTCTAGATATCTTTGTGTGGGATCTTTGTAGTAATAACTCATGTAATAGTACCACAATTTGCGATTCAAGTCATTGCTGGTGTCATGAAATGTCACGTTGATAGGATCGTAATTGATTTTTTTCTGTATGATTCTTTTGCGATTGTATTGATTCAGCGTGTCTGTTTCTATTTGAAATTTTGGCAAGTCAATAGTTTTCACTGTGAGACTGAGATTCATTATGTCGTCACTGCTGAACACACTGTTCAAAAACGGAATCTCTACAACATTTAGAGTAAAACTCACATGAAAGAGAAACTTGTATCGGGGTTTGAGTTCAAAAGCGTTGGTGGTAAATGTGCGGCTTGCGTGTTGGTAATCACGCAAGACATTGTTGCCAATGAATCCGCCAACAAGTTGTTTGCCAAAACTCTTGAAGTCTACGCCTTGGGTGACTCCTTTGAGGAAGTCTTGTCCAAATGCCATGTGTTAAGCAGCCTGGCCTGCGCCTGTTACTACATCACCAAGAGTTCTACCAATTGCAGTGCCAACGCCTGTACCTTCAGGTGTTTGGTTGGCGTTGTCGTAGGCAACGGTCATTTCAATTGTGGCTGCTTCGTTTGAACCATAGTTCAAATCACCATAGTTGGCTGCTTTCAAATAGCAACCATACAGTTCCCATGTTTCCAGCACCACTGGTTCGTTGGCACCGTTGCCACCGTCCAATACTTCAACCTTGGTTGTGAACTTGTAGTCAATACCAGATGCGGCTGAACTCATTTCCAAGAAGTCCATTTGCTTTTGCAACTGCTCACCAACCAGGCGGCTCACAGCACCTGATGCATCATCACGCAGACTGCATGTGATATCAGCCCATGCATGCCGTCCTGCCAATTTCAATGTTGAGTTGTAAATTGGCAGTGCAATTTCTTCAAATGTCAAGTTGGGTCTAGCAATGTTTACAACTTGCTTGGTTAGTTCGGTTCTTGGTGTGCTCACACCAAAGTTTTCAAACATCACTCTAAAGCGATATTTAAGTTTGGGCATCAACAGACCTTGGGTGCTTGAACTTTGGTCGCTGGCCAAGGGTACTGTCATTCTCTGTAATGATGAAACTGCCATTTGTTATTTCTCCTGTTGTGTTTATTTACCTGATGTGGAGGCCTGATTTCAGGCCTCCAGTTTCATCATGCTGCCACGCCTGAAATTTCTCCAGTGTTCTTGATACGCAATGGAATATAGATAAACTCTACTGCTTTCACTGGTTCAATTGCAACGTCCACATACAATTCGTTGCGGTCGATCCTTGCAGGTGTGTTGTTGCTCAAATCGCACACAACCAAGTAGTCATAGATGGCACGTTTGGCAATCAAATCAATCATCAAACTGTTGATAGTGTTGCTGATTTCATTTCGAGTGATCTGATCATTAGGTTCAAACAAGTACTGCTTGCCAATTTCTTCCAAGCGTCCACGCAAGAACACAATCAATCTAGCAACGTTGATACGATCCAGAGCTGTGGTCAGTCCTTGACGTGTTTTGTTACCAAAATTGGTGATACCAACACCTGGGATAAAGGTGATAGGATTGATGTTTTCTTGATACAACACATCACGTATGCCTTGACCCACAGCAGTTTGTACAAACTCGCCTGTGGTAGCATTTATATAACCAATGGCTTCGGCGTTGTCAATTACACCACGGCGTGTGCCAGCTGGGGCCAACCATGGATAACTCACTGCATCACTGCGCAGGATTGTGCGTACCATCATGTGTGTTGGTGCTGTTACAACTGTGTTGCCTGACAAATCTGTGGTCTGGCAGCTGGGATAGAACACAGCAGCATAAGCACTGCCCACAGTCAACCCGTCTTCAGTTGGCAAGCCCAGCCCGCCATTGTTGGTGGCGTAGGTGACAAGGTCTGTGCCATTGGCTGCCAAGCGCATGGGTGTATCGCCCAAGCAGAACAGTGTGTTGGCACGTTCATTGCTGAGTGCTACCAAGTTAACCAGCAGTTCAGGATAGGCAGGAGCCGCAATCAAGTTGAATTGATTCTGTTCTTCTCTTGCTGCCAGGCTAGTGTCGATACCTGACTTCATTGCAGCCACAACCATTTTTCGTTGTGCTTGGCGACCAGCATACATAGCGCCATTGTCTTTGTTGCCTGATGCTGTGAGCCATGTGCTCTTTACAGTAGGTAATATATCATCAGGGAATGTGGTTGAGTTAAAATAATTGCTTTGGAAACTCTTGACATTGTAGCCTGAACGACGTGTGTTGAACAACAGCATACCCTCGGGGTACAGTGCAGGGTCAGGTGCGTCCAAATCCAAGTAGTTGCTGGTCAACAAACTCACAATTGTGGGGAATGGATCTGCCACAGGATCTGTTGTGCCGTTTGGTGCCCAACGTGCATCTGCAAACAGGATACCGTTTGAACTTACTTGATCTGTTGTGTCTACTGCCACCCACTGATCAACTCCGCTGACTTGTTCCCAACGATACAACAACGGATAGTTTTCCAAGTCACTGGTATCAACCCACAAGTCGCCGTATTCTAATGCGCTTTCGGCCACGTCATTTTGTGTTGTGGGTGCCGTTGCAGCCACAATAGGTCCAGACTCATTGGTGAGAGTTAAGTTGAAACCACGTGTGTCATTGGTGACATTTTGATATCCAACCCAACTACCATTGTTTTGAATCATGATATCCACATCATCAACACTGCTGTAGTACCACAAACGTCCATTGGCAGGATCTTGATCAGGTGCAGTGTCGTTGGCTGTGTATGTGAATGTAGGCTCAGTTACCCAGTTGCTCAACGTAACTAAACCAGTAAATTGGTCTGGTCGGCAAAATGCAGTCCAGGAAGATGTAGGCAGTGTGTAATCAGCAATAAAACCTGCTGTGGTCACTGGTGTACCTGTTGTATTATCGAGTGAAATAGCTCCGCCTTGACTGTGTGTGAACACAATATTTCCAGCACTGTTTACACTTGCACTCACATAAGGTATATTAGCAGCACTTACCGCAGTGATAAAACTTGCAACGCTGGTTCCAGTCAAAGTTACAGTATAGGCTGTGTTTCCTGCTGTAGCAGAACCTGCTTGAGTGGCATACACATCAAATGTATTTCCAATAACAAATAAATTGTTACCATTTAGGCCGGGGGTGGTCGTGCCTGTGACCACTGTGGCGCCAAGCACTGTTCTTTCCAACAACAAGAAACTGGCATTGCTATTTGGGTTTGTATCAAACAACAAACTGTTATTTTGTAGATATGTGGTCCCAACAGGAATGTTTTTACCACCTCCTGTGGGATCTAGTGCATAAAGAGCAGCTTGATCATTTTCGTACACATTGGTGGTCTGTGCTACAAAAGTATCCAATGCGGCACTGTACACTTTGACTTTGACACTTATACCATTGCCGGCACTGCTGAGATTTTGCCACACACTGCCAGTGGGTGCTGGATTAACTTGACCAGTGGACCAGCGTGGTGATTGATAACTGTAACCTGGAAAATAACTTGGTGCGCGATAGCCAGTTGTGGTCACCAGGGTTGAACTGGCAGCGATGCCCAATGTGGTCAACAGTGAAGCGCCGCTGTTGGGACCAGGTTCAATGCCAACCACACCACCATCATCAGTGGATCCATCATTGGTGGCTGCACTAGTTGCGTAGATGGTGAGTTTGTTGCTTTCAGAAGCAGCGTACACACCTGTGATGGCAGCATTGTTGATGGCTGTGGCCAGTCCTGCCACAGTGTTGTTTGGAGAAATAGGAACAGTGACCAAGGTGGTATTGATGTATATGTTGAAGCCAGCAGTCAATGTACCTGACACGGAATTTGTGCCTTGAACTGTGGGCCAAGATGACTTCCAGTCATCACTGCCTACTTGCACCCAGGTATTGTATAAAGTACTGAGATACGTGCTAGAAGTTTCTGTGCTGGTAGGACCACCGCGTTTGTAGTAGTTGATGTTGCTGATGCCCACTGCGCTCACAGCATAATCTCCAATACTGCCAATGCTCTGTAGCGGTGCCCAACTGACCACATCGTCGTAATCAGCAGTGCTGTCAACCACATTTGCTGTGTCAACTATGACTGTGGGCACTTGGTTGGTAAAAGTGCTGGTGGTTTGATTCCACTCAAAAATACCCCAAAGACTGGTGCTGGCATCTAACCAATATGTACCATTGTTGGCATTGCCTGTGGGGCGGCTTAAACTTGCAGTGAGTTCAGTCAAATCAATGTCTACACGTTGAATATAGGCACGATTTGTCACACCTAATGCAGAATAAGCTGCCAACAGTCCATACTCATTGAGTTCGTAACCATTTATGGGGGTGCCAGTTGTGGTATTATAGAAAAATGGCACGCCAAATGTAGCTGCCAAATCACGTTGACTGGTGATGAGATAAGTTTTGTTTGCGTTGGCGGCGGTTGTACCGGCTGCAACTCCGACTCCAGCAGCATCAGCCTTGTTTTGTGCTGTTGCTATTAGAAAGTAAGGGACTGTGTTTACAGCGGAAGGGATATATTGACTCTCGTCAATTACTGTTACTTCTACGCCTGGTGATACTAGTGCCATGGTTGATTCCTTTTCAAGTTATTGATATTTACCGAATAGTGGAAAAAAGGCGCAGTCATAAATACCTTTGTAAAGGTTTAGGAGAACAATATGTCAGAATATGCTGGATTTATCTATGAGTGGACTAACAAAATTGATAACATGAAGTACCTTGGTGCGCATACTGGAAAAGAAGATGACGGTTACATAGGTGGCGGTAAAAAATTTCGAAGTGCTCTTAGGGAACATGGACTGGCAAATTTTGAACGCAAAATTCTCGAGTACGTTAGTGATACTA